TGTTCACGGGAGTTTCTCATTTCGGCATTGAACTCTGCCGCACTATTAATCTCTCCCGCATTAAATCGAGCAAGAGCATTTAATTCAGAGGTATTATGCTTTTCGATTGTAGCATTTAATTCAGCATAAAACGTATCCCGGTCATTATTAGTTTCTGCTGTGAACAATCGATTTGTGTTAATTTCTTTGGTATTTTCAAGCAAAGCCTGAACCAAAGCTTGTTTATTTATTACTTCGGCTTGTTGCTCGTTTGTTAAATTAGCCATGTCCATTTCCATGAAGTGCTTGGCATTGGTAACTGCGGCCTGAGACCTGACATCCAAGTTTGCTAGCTCAATCTTTGAAAGCACATTAGCCCTGTTAATAATAGACTCTTGTTTATTACTTAAATTAGTAGTTGTAAGTGTCTGAAAGAATACCGCTTCTTTCTCAGCTACTCCTAAAACACTTTCCATAATGGCGTTTGCCATAGCCGCAGTCTGGGCGGTCCCAGAGAGTCCATTAAATGCAATAGACTTCATTGTATTTGCATGAAGCTTTGCGGCCCACGGCGGAATTACAGGCTCCCCGTTTGGACCTTTAAATTCTGCTGAAATAGTCTTCATCTGAAATAATATGGAAGTCTTAGCGTCTACAAAGTCTTTGCCCTCGGAATTTAACTTGTCTGCCAGCAACTTTCCTGCGGCTGTGCTTGTATCGATTACTTTTGATATGTCTACGCTGGCCCAATCATTAAGAGCTATTCCTAATTCGTTAGTAGTCCCGTCAGCGTTAACGCCTGTGGCTGCCCCCGTCACATCAATAGTATAGCCTTCAGCGTCCACTAAAGCGTCTTCGCTGACTTCGCCTGTAACCGCGTTTACCATCTCTTTGTCAGTTATCACATTTAACTCAGAGTCGTATGTATCTGCCTCAGTTTGGGTCACCGTCCCTACAAGAGAAGCATCGTCTGCCATAACCGCCTCATAGCCACTCTCTTCACTAAGTTTATAATTAGGATCATCGGGGTCTAAGGATGTACCTTCTGCATTGACATCTAACTGAGTCATAAGGTCGGCAAGTTTTAAGCCTCTGTCTTCTAGAAATTTATTAGGGTCTTCCAGTATGGCTTCCATGTCAGCTTGGACTTTTATAAGACCAGCTTTTTCAGCCATATCCAGAATGTCACCGCTACTGTACGAACCTCCTGAAGAACTTCCTGTAGAGCTATTGTTTTGCTCATACTCAGCTACCTGCGAAGCGCCGTCATCATCGCCAGAGTTTGTAAAATTAGCCTGACTACGTGCATAACCCGTCATAGCTGTACTTGAATCGTACCCGTCATCGCCTTCTCTTTTACCATTCGCGTCTTCAACAATTTTTAGAAAGTCTACAACTTTGCCGTCAGCAGTTGTCTCGACCTGGTAAGGCATCCCTGCAAAGTTATACGAGTACTCAAACTTTTTCCCTTCTCCCGCTCTAGTATAAACCATGCGGCCATCTTTTTCCTCGCTGCCATCCACTGTCGGATCAATACCATTTACCCATGACACTAAGCTGGTTAGAACTTTAGGAATAACAGACAAAGGGTCTGCAACTACACCGAGAGCCGTACTGATAGCTGTTGATGCTTCAGGCGCAGTTCCAGTAACTCTGGCGCTGACTGTACCATCTGTGTTAACCGTTCCATCGTTAAAAGTGCTGTTTGCATTTCCTGTAATTGTTTTGCCGTCAATAACTGTACCTGCGGCAACAGATACCTCGTTATCAGACCCCGCACTGGCATCCGTCACAAGATTGCCGCCAGAATAAGTAGCCCCATCACCTTGCGTAAATACGTTCGCTACGCTCTCTTTGAAGCTGTTGCCATCACCAAAAGTGCTAGACCATAATCCCATTTATTTATCCTTTTCTTCATCACAGGCTCTGATCCTGTCGCGCAAGTTCACATAATCGGTAAGAGCCGTTTCAAGAGCCGTACTTGAGGCAGGAAGACTATCTATCTCATCTGCTAGCTTTTGGTTATATTCAGGGGAATACTCTGCAATTGGGGGGCAGTAGATTTCCAGCTTCGTTCTATAAACCGTTCCCGCGCAGCCTGTCAGTAAGACTAGCCCGGTCATTAATATCATCTTGTTCATGCTCTGCCATCTTCTTGTAAAAGTGAGTGGTCTTTTGCTGTGCCTGAAGGTCATCTTTAAGAACTTTGTTCTTCTCAGCGGCGTGGCCTTTAACTCTTCCCATCAAATAGATAAGAGGAAGAGCTATTGTTAAAGTCATAATGATGTAGGATTTAATCTTGCCAAATATAAACATCAGTCTTTTCTATCTTTGAAACGGGCGTAAGCTGCCAAAGCAATGCCGCCGATAGCACACACTAGGAATACAGTTTTCAACATAGGCGCATAAGCAATAAGCCCCTGCATCTGCCCTGCAACCTCGTTCATCGCTGTAGCGGCCCCTGCAATACCTGCACCCGCCATAGTTTTACTTTTAGCAAGAGACTTAGGGACGCTTGTTGTAGGAGCTTGTACCATTGTTGGTCCACCTATCTCAGATGGCAGTTGGGCATCCGCACTAAACATAGCTGCTTCAGCCGCACGGCGTCTGGTGAGACCTGCGAGAGGTATAAGCTTCCCATTCACACGGGCCTTATCCCAGCGCATAAGTTGGGCAGGTATCTCGCTGTACAAATTCTGATTAAGTTTTTTCAACAACGTACTGGTTTTAAAGGCATTTGAGCCTAAATTAAATATAAAAGACACTAAGGAATCGTACTGGTTTTGAGTAAGTGGTACAGTTACATAGTGTTTAATGGCCTCGGCATGTTCGTTCAAATCTTTGGTAAGACGCTCCTCGCAATACTCGCGGGTCCATTTGCTTTCTGCGGTTATACCCCTAGTTGCCCCGTAACCCTGTGTGAGAACTCCTGCGGAACATTTGTAAGGGTAAACAAAGCCATCTGCTTTTACTTCGTGTAGACCTTCGAACTCTTTAACTAGCTCAACGCCTTTTTGGGATATAGAATTAGGGTGCATAATTACCTCAAGATGTAGTTGTGAATGCGGAAGCAAATCCAGATTCCGGTACTTCGCCAGATGATGCCGGGGTTAGATTACCCATACTTACGTTAGCACCTGACATATTTTTAACATTGCCTAAGTCAGTAAGCGTCTGGTTTATATTCAGTACTTTTTGACCAAGGGCCGCGCCTGTAACATCAAATCTATCTAGGATTAGGTTACCCTGCTGATCCATCTTCCGATTGATCGTGTTGCCTTGAGCATCAATGCTGCTAGCTATTAAATTTCCGCTGTCATCAAACGCAGTACCTAACTGATTAAAGTTCTGGCGAAGGTCCATACTCAGATCACCTTGAGTAGATGCTATGGAAGCCATGTCTCGCGCTGCCACAACTTGCTCTGAGGTTATGTTTTCTATTCCTCCTGCTAAGGAAGCCTGTAGGTCAGTCGCGGCATTATTAGTGGTTGTCCGATTAAGCTCAGACGCACTCGCATTAGCTGCTTGGTTTTGCGCCATTGTATTTTCAACGCTAGCATTATTAGCCTGAGCATCAGCAGATACACCAGAGAACCCGGCGGAAGTGTTGGCATCAGAAGCCATGAACCCACCTTCTACCGTGCCTTCTAGTGCGTTAATCTGATTATCAACTCCTGTAGCCACGTTACCTAATTGTGTTTCAGCCGCACCAGCATAAGCACCAATGTCTTCTCGAATTTTGCTAGCAGCGTTAGCATTAGCTAGTTGCATGTCGGCACGGGTTTGGGTGGCAAGGGTTGTATCCTCACCATAGCGGTCTGTGTAAGCATCAAAGTCCGATACAAAGCCATCCTGGGCAGTTTTCATGGCGGCTTGATCTGTAGCGTCTTGTGCAGCGTAGGAATTAAATCCTGTGTTGAGAGCGTCCAGATTAGTAGCCGCAGTAGTTTGACCTGCAAGTACATCTGACGAAAGCTGGCCTACTTGGCCTTCTCCTGCCAAGAACCCGGCGTCTATAGCCGCTCCTGCGCCAACAAGTCCCTCTGCAAGCGCCCCTGCGTTTGTAGTACGGTCTGCCTGTGCGTCCGTAAAACCCTGCGCTTGATCAGAGAACCCGGCTGTGACATCCCCTTGAATTGTTTCGTTAGCAGCGTCTACCTGATCAAACCTGTTTCCTTGAGCGTCAAAGCCCCCTGTCACATCGCCCTGTAAAGTATTTAGGGCAGTGTTATTGGCTCCAACAGCGGCTTCGTTAGTAGTGAAACTACGTCCAAACTCATCAAATCTTAGATTATTAGCATCGTTATAACCGGAAAGAGTGCTGCCTAGATCGGTAAATCCAGTGTTGGTATTGGTATTAACATCCGTTGCAACATTTCCAATATCAGTCTTCAGACCCGTAATTCCTGTATCTACCGTATTAAAACGTGTACCTACACCACCAAAGCCTTCTTCAAGCTGGGTGCCTATTCCCGTCTGGTTACCTTGGATAACCTGATACTGTTCATCACCTAGTCCTGATTGGACCACTGTAGTGCTTCTATTAAAGCTCATTTTTTATCCTTTCACGCACAGAAAACCTACGTCCCTGTATCCCATTCTCTGTAGAAACTTTTTATAGCCAGTGCCGCTAGCCTCGGTGCTGGATGCTATGGAAATTTCCGCCACACCTTTTGATTTTGCCCATGTCTCAAATGCCGTAACCATAGACTTTAATACGGCGGGGGCTTTTCTTCGGTGTCCCGGTACTACAATTACAGCCCATTCTCCTGCGAAGAGATCGTTGCTGAAATAGTGGTAATCCACAAACCCGTGAAAGTAGCCTAGGATTTCATCCGAACCTTCTGCAAAGGCAATACTAACAAAAATATCAGAGTTAGGTTGAAGGCTTGCGTTTAATAGGTTTCGGACTTTTTGGGGATTGTATGAAAATACTTTATAACGTGAGTTTTGGTGGAGCCAGCTATGGATGCTTACAATAGCGGGTACATCTGACTCACGAAGACTTCGTGTGTATACGGACATGTGTACCTATTAATACTTTTGTTGTACCAACATAATAACACTTAACTAAGTGCATTGCAAGGGTTATTTCTTACCAAGGTTAGTTACGCCAAAGAACGATCCCACTAAAGCAGCGACTGATATAAAATAAATTCCAGCTATGGATTCAAGGCTTTCAGTAGCTTGCGTTAAGCCCCCCCAAGACGTTGCTATGATCGAAAAAGGGTACAAAAGCATTCCCCATAGTGCGAACCAAATCATCTTTCGTTGTTGGTCCCGTTTTGCGTTTTCATCTTTAATTCGCTCTTTTCGATCCTCAAGGTCAAGAGCGTGTTTCTCAAACTCATATCGATCAATGTGGCCGTTTTTATCTACATCGATAGTCGAAAATTCACTGGTCATCCTTTAATCTCCGCTGCTTGGAAAAACTAATAGCAATTCTTTTATCACGGGTGATTATAATAATTTTATTATGACTATTTAAGACAATCCATTTTCGCCCGATCTGTAAAAGAAGCACCCACCATTTACCCTGCTGTAGTTAAGTAAATTAAAACCTGATCCAGCCTAGATACCAGAGATACATACCACCGCTGCCAAGTACTAGTGCTATGAAGATAAGGATGCCTATGCCGCTAAGTATTGCTTGCTGACGTTCTTCTGCTTCAATTGCGGCCCGTGCGGCAATCTCTTTGCGCTCAACTCGTATTTCTCTTCGTAAGTTCAACAGCGCCTGATATTGGCTGAAACCACGGGTCTGGGTAATTAGTTCTCTGAGTTCGGCCTCACAGTCAATTGCTTGTTGTTGCCGCATAAAGGTGTCCATAGCTTCCTCATTGGCACTTGCAAAAACTGAAGACTTCTTTTTGTTGTGTTGGGCTTTAGCTCCATCTACTGCATCGAAAAATCCAGCAATTTCTTTTCCCAGGCTGGCTAATTGTTTACCTGCGGATATGCCAGATTTAAGCAAAGCAAAGGCACTGACGGGATCGATCATGCTTTATTCACCTCATGGACATATTTTCTACGGCTACTCTTATTGCTTTTATATTTTCATCCATTCGAGCCATTGTGACGGCCTGAGATTGGACAA